CGGAGTCCTTAAAGTAGTAAGAGCAGATGACACCAATCTGAACTGCGCTAACGCTGGTGTTAGTCTTGCTTCAACTACCTCATTGAAAATCAAAAATTATGATGATTATCAAGAGAACTTCAAAACTGCAACCAACTTCACTTACGGTGCCAAAAACCCTGGTACATGGGGAAATGGATTAAAAGTTTGCTTCATCGATGACTATGCAGACCAAACGGTTGGAATCGCAACCACAAGTCTCGCAAACGCTGGTGCAACAATTGGTTTCGGTGTAACTGCATCCCTTGATGGTCAGGTAGTCGCTGGATTGGGTACGACCACAGCATTTACCGGATTCCTGAAAGGAATTGTTGTTGGACTTAACACAGATGCAGCTGGAGGAAACAGCACGGTCGATGTTAAGATTGTTTCTCGCGTAGAGACTGTTGGTGGTGGATCAACAGAAACTGCTGTTACTTATCAAGAAGGATCTACAACTAGAGCGTTTGGAACATCTCTTGGACTTCACTTTGTTAACAACTCCGGTGTTAGCAGCACAGGTCTCCAAGACACAGTGTTCACTCCAGCAACAGCCGTTGACTGGTATGATCAACAGACCTTAGGACTGTCTAACGCAACAACTTTCTGGAAGTCAATCGCTCCAAGACCATTATCTAATGTATACACCACTGACAGAAGTGGTAAGAATGACGGATTACACGTCGTTATTGTTGATGACAAAGGAACTCTTACCGGAATTAAAGGTAACATTCTTGAGAAGCATGTTAACCTTTCTAAGGCAAAAGATGCAATCTCCAACGTAAACGCTCCACAGAGAATTTACTACAAAGATTATCTCGCAGATTTCTCCGAGAACATCTATGCTGGTTATAACCCATCACAGGGTGATGACACTGTTAATGGAACTTATCCAAGAGCAACTGGATTCTCTACAGACTTTACCGCAGTCACAGCTGGTGATGGTCTCTGGGGTCAGGATGCACAAGGTATCACATTTGCTGCACTCGGTAATGTAAATTACACACTCGCGGGTGGAGTTGATTATTCTGCAACTGGTGGAATGAAGGCAGAACTCTCCACTTTGATCACAGCATACGGTCTGTTCTCCAACAAAGATGAGATCGAAGTTGACTACATGATCATGGGTCCTGGTTGTGCCACCGAGGCAGAATCACAGGCAAAGGCAAACTACATCATCTCTCTTGCAAATGATAGAAAGGATTGTGTTGCCACTATTGGACCACACAGAACCAACCTGGTAGGACTTACAAATACCAATGATCAGACCAATAATCTGATCAATTACTTCAGTTCACTGTCTTCCTCCTCCTACGCGGTCTTCGACAGTGGATATAAGTACATGTTCGATAGATTCAATAACGAATTCCGTTATGTTCCAACGAACGCTGACGTTGCTGGTCTGATGCATCGCACTGCGATCACTGCATATCCTTGGTTCTCACCTGCTGGACAACAGCGTGGTGTTATTAACAACGCAGTTAAACTGGCATACAACCCCAACAAGGCACAAAGAGATCGTCTCTATCCCGCAAGAATCAACTCCTTTATCACTACACCTGGTATCGGAACTCTCCTCTTCGGTGATAAGACTGCACTTGGTTACGCATCTGCATTCGACAGAATCAACGTCCGTCGCTTGTTCCTGACAATTGAACAGGCACTGCAAAGAGCAGCAGAAGCACAACTCTTTGAACTCAATGATGAGTTGACAAGAGCAAACTTCAGAAACATCGTCGAACCATATCTCCGCGATGTTCAAGCAAAGAGAGGACTTTACGGATTCCTGGTTGTTTGTGACACCACTAACAACACTCCAGATGTTATTGATAATAATGAGTTCAGAGCAGACATCTTCCTGAAGCCTGCTAAGTCGATCAACTACGTCACCCTCACATTCGTTGCCACCAGAACTGGCATCAGTTTTGAGGAAGTAGCTGGTAGAGTTTGATCATAATATCTAAATAACAAAAGGAGGATTTACGAAATGTCTCACTCAATCGAAAAGATTAAATCAACTTTGAAGGGCGGCGGCGCTCGCCCTAATCTATTCCAGGTAAACTTAACATCTTTCCCTGGTGGAGCAGATTATGATTCAGATGAGTTCTCAATCCTGTGTAAGGCAGCACAGTTACCAGCATCAAACATCGCTTCAATCGATGTTCCTTTTAGAGGAAGAATCTTCAAGGTTGCTGGTGATAGAACGTTTGACACCTGGACCGTCACTGTCATCAATGACAATGACTTCAAGATTCGCACTGCCATGGAAGCATGGATGCAATTCACTGGTCAGTATGCTGATGGATCTGGTGCTACCGATCCTTCAACATATCAGGTGAATGCTGATGTTGTTCAGTTTGCTAGAAATGCATCTGCACTTAATAAAGTTGATACCACTGGTTTAGCAGAAGCTAAGAAATACAGATTCTATGGTATCTTCCCAACAAACATCAGTGCCATCGATCTTTCATACGATACTGGTGACACCATTGAAGAATTCACAGTTGAATTCCAAGTACAATATTGGGCACCAGGTGATTTTGGCGCAGGGGAAACTGACGCAGGAAGTCTCTGATCTGATCTAATAAATAGATCAGACCAAAGTTAGTTTATAATAATGGCAAAATTGTTTGGGTTCTCAATAGAGGACACAGAACCACTATCTCCAAGTGCTGTCAGTCCCGTTCCTCCTAATAACGAGGACGGGTCTGACCACTACATGAGTAGTGGTTTTTTTGGTTCTTATGTTGATATTGAAGGTGTTTTCCGCACCGAGTTTGATTTGATCAAGCGATATCGTGAGATGGCACTTCATCCCGAAACGGATAGTGCTATTGAAGATATTGTAAATGAAGCAATTGTTTCAGACTCTAACGACAGTCCAGTTGAGATTGAACTTTCAAACCTCAACGCAAGTGATGGTATTAAAACAAAAATTCGTAAAGAATTTAAGTATATCTTAGATTTATTGGATTTTGATAAAAAGGCGCATGAGATATATCGTAACTGGTATATTGATGGACGTATTTACTATCATAAAATTATTGATTTGAAGAATCCTGAGGAAGGTATTCAAGAACTTCGTTATATTGACGCAATGAAAATGCGTTATATTCGTCAGCAGAAAAAGAAACCTGGTGAACAGGCATCAAGAGCTGTAGCGCAACTCAAGAGTGATAATCCCATGGATTATGACTTTCCAGAGATTGAAGAATATTTCATCTATAATCCAAAATCTGTATATCCAACTGGCAACCCAATGCAAACGGGTGCTGGTCAAGGAATCAAGATTGCAAGAGATGCGGTCACCTATTGTACATCTGGTCTTGTAGACCGTAACAAAGGAACCACTCTTTCGTATCTTCATAAGGCAATCAAATCCATCAATCAACTTAGAATGATTGAGGATTCACTGGTCATCTATCGATTGTCCCGTGCTCCAGAACGTAGAATCTTCTACATCGATGTTGGTAATCTACCAAAACAAAAGGCAGAGCAATATCTGCGCGATGTGATGATGCGCTATCGTAACAAACTCGTTTATGACGCTAGTACAGGAGAAATCCGTGATGACAAAAAGTACATGGCAATGCTCGAAGATTTCTGGCTTCCCAGGCGTGAAGGCGGAAGAGGAACCGAA